CGAGACGCGAATTCTGCGCGTCGCTGAGTTGGCCTTGCCCTTCCTGAATTTGCAGCCCGGTGAGCGATTGCTTGAGTTTGTCCATGTCGATCCCGCGCGCCCGGTCTTCGATCGCGAAACCCCGGTCTTGGCGCTGGTCCAAGGTCGGCTGATACAGGGCGTCAGCGCCGCCGACTTTCGCAAGCACGTCCGAAATCCTGCCGACAGTGTCGAGAATTGAGCGACGCTCCCGAGGTGCGGGCGTTGCAGCGGCCGGTGGGGCTTGTGCAGGAATTGCGGCATCGGCGGGTGCTCCTGTGTTAAGGGCTTGAAGCGCGTTCACCTGTGGTGCTTCCGGCATCGGCGCGGGAACCCCCGTGACTGCCTGTTGCGGCATCATGGGGGGCGCGGCCGGCGGCTGCGGAATAGGTGGGGCTGCGCCGAAAGCATTTTGCACGGGAGCCGGCGGCGCAGGAGAGAAACCTGCGGCCGGGCTCGCACCGCCTAGCAATTGCGCGAGAAAATTGAGGTTCATTAGAGTGCCCCATAGTTGACTGTGCGGTAGCCCGCGACAATGCGGCCAAGCGCCCATGGACGGAGCTTTGCCACTTCGTCAGCCATGACGCCGCGCATCCGGTTTTTCTGCCCGATGTAGCGATAGGTGTAAATCCCGAGCCCGTCCGCGAATTCCCCAACCTTGCGAATTGCGGTTTTCAAGCGGCGGTCGGAGAAAATCGAGGCGATACCGCCCACGGTGGACGCGATCGAGCCTATGGTTGACGGGCTGCCCCCCGTGCTGTTCGATTTCTGCCCGGCGTTGGCGACGAGCCCGCCAGCCTGCAACCCGAGCCCCGACAGGCCGGAAAGCTGTTGCAGATAATTATTGAAATATTGCTGATTAAGTTCAGCGCCGCGCGACTGAAGGGCCTTCGTCGTCGCACCGCTGTTGAGTAGCCCCGCCGCCGCGCCCTGGCCCGTGACGCCCTGCGCAAGCTGGCGCATCGCCGGGGCATAGCCCGCGTTCTGAAGATAATTCTGGTAACCTGCCTGCGCGCCGCCGGCATCGGCAATAGCATTCGCCCCCTGACCGATTTGAGCGGCCCCGGATGCCACGCCCCCCGGCGAAACGCCGAGTAGCTGAGACAGGAAATTCGTGGCGCCCGTGCCCTGCCCCATCTGCCCGCCATAGGTGGACGTGATCAGCCCGTTATTCGTATTTTCCGATGAGGATGTGGCGGGCTTCGGCTTAAGGAAACTCATTTCAAGGCACTCCACATTTCTTTGGATAATACATAAAGCTCGCACGGCCCTTCGGGGGTGTCGCGCTTCCCTGCGAATTTTCCGCCTACCCATCGGGACATGATTTTCACGTCGCGGCGGAAATCGGGCACCATTCCGAAAATCAATTCGGCCTGGTGATCTTCGAACATTTGGCGAAAGGCTTCGGTGATGAATTCGACCGCCGCGCGGCCCTTCGCCTGAAAGAGCAGATGCACCTGATAGGTGCCTTCACCTTCGCCGTCGAAAAGCACAACGTCACCGTTGCAGGCGAAATGCTTGTTCGCCGGATCGGCCATCCATGCGGCGCCACTAAGCCCGCGATTAAGCGGGCTGTTGTCGATCGCGTGAATAACGGCTTCCGGGGACATGCGCTAAATAATCCAGAGTGCCCCTAAATTCCCGGTGGGGCTGTTCTGAAAGCGCACGATGGCGGCGGGAACGGGCGGACGTTACGCTGCGCCGCCGGTGCCGTCAATAGGGGCCTATTACGATCCTAAAAGTTCGATGATCCCGGCGGCGAACTGCCCGCCCGAAAAAGTGAAGGCAATATCCCCCGACGTGGCCTTGTCCGCATTTAGGTGAATAGCTTGTAACCTACGGGGAGAGTTGGTGGCCGTCGTGCCGGTTATGTCAACGTCGGTTGTATAAGTAGGAACCGCGAACGCAGTATTGCTGCCGCCCCTAAATACCCCTCCTATGAACAAGCTTGCGGCTCTCGTGCCGGATATTGCAATGTTAAAAGGGGATGCGGTATCCTCTTTAACTAGCTGAACATTTATGGGCATCGTGCTCAGGGCGTCGGCCACCTCATAGATAACGACCGCCGAACCACTAACGCCCCCGATAAAAGGGATTTGGGTCACGGTATCTGTTGAGGTTACGGCCTTCACCGCCGCACCAATGCCGTCCACGGTTATGCCGCTAAGGTCCCGCAATAGTGTCCAGCCGGCTCCCACACTATTGATATTGTTCCAGTGAACGGCAATAGCGATTAGAAAATTTCCCGGAGTGGGAACGCTAGGCATGGTTACTGTGAAGTTGTTACCGATCAAGGTCCCTACTTGGACCACAGAGGGGCGAGTAACGCCGCCGCCACTTGAACCGTTCGCTGCATCGGTAATCCGGCCTTGCTGATCGACGGTAATGTTGGCGTTTGTGTAGCTTCCCGGTGTAACGGCAGTATCCGCTAAATCTATCGTAACGTCCGCCGACAGGTCGCCGCCTCCAGTCAATCCAACGCCGGCCACAATGTCTCGCAGCGCTGCCCAATCATTGATAAGCTGTTGCGCCTCTTCGGCAGTGATCCCGGAGACGATATCCATTTGCCGTTGCTGCGCCCAACGTATAAAATACTCCGTAGGCACCCCGTCCGGTGTAACTATCTTTTGATTGTTGACGAGTGGCTGAAGATTACCGGGCATCGTCGTTCATTTCCAGGCTGTCGATCCGGGTAAATACCCCATTATCGGTGATACGGAAGATTCGGCCGGGCGAGGCTATTTGACCGAGGGAAAGCCACTCGTACGCTTGATCGGCGGTGTCCGCCGTCACGGTGATGGTTTCGTGCGCGTCGAACGTCCGGCCTTGATCGTCGCTGGTCTCCAGCGTGACGCCTGGCGTGAAATCCGTGGCTACAAGTCCGTAATTATCCCCGTCCAGAAAAAGCGCATAGCACGGGATGAATTCCCGGCCCCGCGCAACAACCTGCCCGGTGATGATGCGCTCGAACGCGAGTTGCTGCGGTACCCGCGCTTCGTCGGGGTGCTCGTCATAGGGCTGTTCGGGATCGAGAAACCACAAGAGCCCGAACAAGTCGTCACCGGCCACGATATTCGAGCCATAGGTGCCCGCTAGAGCTTCGCCGCCGATCCAGTTCATTCCGGACGTTGCGCGCCAGAAAGGAAGCTCCGGGCTCGTCCACTCCACCCATTGCTCGGAATAGGTGTCGTAAACGAGCGTCGCAAAATCTCCCAGGCGCAACACATAGTTGTCGTGCCCGTCGAGCGTGAATTTCCACACCCGCAAATGTGTGTTCGCCACGCGACCCCTGACGATCGCAAAAACCCGAGCCTCGGAAATCTCCTGCACGCCTGGCGCCGACGCGACCGCATAAATCCGAGCTTGGGATATCCGCTGCTCTATCGCCGGAAGATTATAGACCGCAAAGACACGCCCGCCGGATATTCGCAGCGATGGCGTGGTGGCGCCACCGATGTAGAATACTCGGCCTTCCGAGATTTCCTGTTGGGTCGTCGCGACCATTATAGCGTCCTGTCGATTTTCAGCTTGGCCGAACCTGCGGCGGCTGGCGTCCACGATGCATCAGTGTCCGGATCAAGTTCGTGCACATCCTCATAATAGACGAATGCCGAAGTCATCGGCCGGTCGGCCCCTTCCGCCGTATCCACCGCCGAAATCAGGCTCGCTTGAAAATTGCCGTCACCGCCGTCGATATTCCGAACGCGGCACTGCGTGATTAGCGCTTTAACGGTGGTAATGTCCGCAGGGAGCGCCGATAGGCCAAAAGAACTCGGCCCCGGCGGTGGATTTTCCGCAGACAGATACGCGGTATCGTCAAGCGGCGGGCTGTTGTCGAGTAGCGCAAAACCATCCGTGCCGATCGACGGGGTCCATCCCGTAAGATCGTCGCTTATCGGCGTGCGGCCTATGACTTGCACCGAGCCGAGGAAGTCGTTGTTTTCGGTTCCCAGGCTATCCCACACTACCAAATCCTTGATATAGTAGGTGAGCGTAGTTGCAGTAGAGTTGGGATTGTCAACGCCGATCTGCCAATAGTCGCCCGCCCCGGTATCTCCGCTTCCCTCCAATACCGTCACGCCGTTAACCCGAACCTCATAGGTGCCGGCAATTTCATCGGCGGCGAATTTGAATTCTATGTGGTTCCACGAATGGGCGACAATAGCCGGCGCTGACGGCGCACCTAGTTCAGTGCCCGAATTATTCGCGCGCCCTGTCCATAGCTGGATACGTCCGATGGTATCGACCATCACCGAAACCAGGGTATCGCTTGCCGCATCCAATAGGACGAAGGAGGGGATATTAATGTTATTGGGTGGAAGATTTTCCAGCCACAGCCTAAAGGCTACGCCGACAATTGTCCGCGCTCCTGAAAGGACCCGGCGCATTCGGTAGCCATCCGTGGCATTGGCGACAATGAAATAGACGGTGCCGGAAGCGTTAGGGTCCGGGTCTTCCGTCAAGCCGGTAGAGTTGTTGATTTGAGCATAAAGGCCGTCCAGCATCAACGCTTTGGTGGTGCCGAAGCCTTTGAAGTCGTCGCAAAATTGAATCGTCATGGTGGTGCCCCTTAAATGAGTTGCTGTGCCGCAAGGGTGATCGCCTGCCGAATACGTTCCTCTATGCTCGGATTGCTAATCCGCTTCAGTCCGCCGGCAATCTGAAAAACTCCGCCGTCGCTATCGACGATGATCATGCTTTCCTTAATCTGGATCGCGGTACCTTCCCACGATCCCCGATCGAACGTCACGCCCTGCAAGCGGAGCACTGGACTGTCGGCATTTCCGGTAAAATACCAAACTTCGGTGGTGTTGCTGCCTGGCAACCAAAACTGATCGCCGAAAACCACAACGTCGAAAATCGGATCGGGAGCCCGTTCGGCCGTCGCAAAATCGAACGGGTCGATCGTGATTTCTCCGGGGTTGATCCAGAAAAAGCGACCGTTGATCCCTTCGCCCTGTGCCGGAATACAGACGACATAGGACGCGATATAGCCGAGCGAAATAATGCCTACATCGTCGGGCGTTTCGACAGCTAGCACGGACGGGTCCCCACCATCTTCCAGCGTGCCTGCGGTCCAGGCAATCGCCGCTCCGGTTTCCAGCGTTACAATGGCGTTGCCGGTGATGCCCACCGCAATCGCTCGAACGGAAACCTGCGTTGCGGTGACTGCATAGGCGGTTACGCTCGGATTTGCCGTAAGCGCCGTACTGTACTGCGTGCCCGGATCGCCGTCCGCGCCGATCGCCGATCCGAAATTATCCCAGGATATCGCCGCATCACCGCCCAAGGCCACTAACCAAGGATTTGCGAGCGTCCCTGCCGGCGCGCCAGCATCCACCGAGGCATTCGTAAATTTATAATATACTGCACCCGTCTGCACGGTGTTGTTATTCGCGGGCGTGCCGGAAATCGTTCCCCTGGCATAGCCGTTTTCGCTATAGACGAAAAGATTGCGGCCATCGGCGAGAAACATGAATTCGGGCGTTGCGCCGATCGTGCCTGTTCCCGCCATGCTCACGCTTCCGGCGCCTGCCTGCAAGCCGGACTGAATCAAGGTTTTTGTGCCGTTCTTATCCACGCGCCACCATTCCGTGCCGCTGACGACAAAGAGCGCATCGGAAAAGCTGCCCGGCTGACTGTAAATTCCCCGGATCGGACCTTCACCGACGTACATCCAACGTCGCATGCCTGGCCTTGCGATCAGTGCGGTCGTGGTCGCCGTGAGAACCGGGTTTTGCTCGAAATACCTGTTGCGCGTCTGGATACGCGCCTCTTTCGCTACCGTGCGGTGATAGTCCGCCCGGCCAAGGGGAATATCGGCCATTTACTGATACTCCCCGCGATTGAACTGGTGTTGCGACGTAAAGCTGCGCTGTGTGTCGTAGCCCTGCGTGGACATGAAAGGCCACGAAATACTGTCGTCGATTTCCAGCGGCATCGCCTGAAGGTAGCGGGCGACAAATTCCCGCTTGTTCTGCTTCAGCGCCGCGACGCTTTCCGCCGGCAGTGCCCGGCCGTAGCGCGGGCTAAGGCGCATCGCGAGCAGGATGACAAACATGGTATCGAATTTGTCGGGGAACGGATTTTCGTCCGCCGCGACCACGTTGGAGACTTTCATCCAATCCCCAAGGTCCGCGCGATACATCCATTCTTGAAAGGTCCCGTCCGTATCGAGCAGCACGTTGGGCGTGCCTTCGATCGTCCGGCCGTTGCCGTCGAGTGTGATGGGGAACGCCTCTAGCCGCGAAAAGGGATCGGCAACACCCATGCGGGCGCCGTCCTGCGGCCTCAAAGCGAAATGAACCCTTATCGCCTCATCATTCACCGCGATCAGCCTGCGGTTGATTGTCGGGTGCCGCAAGCGATAGTCGGTAAAGGGAAGCGGGCAGGTGGATTCACGGTCGAAATTCCCAAGCGGCCAATCGGTCAGGCCCTCGCCTGCATCGCCGCCGAAAACGGCGGTCAGCGTCGCGTTGTGAAGCTGAAGCGCTTCCGTGCTCTGGTTAGCGTTCGGTTCCTTGCCCAATGGGAGCATATTGCATTCCCGGTAGGCTTGCAGAATGATAGACGATACCAAAGTCACGGAAGTTCTCCTAGTGCTCGAGAATTACGACGCGGCGCCCTTGATCACGGCGAAATTGATGACCGGCGTTTCCGTGGTCGTCCCTCCCGTCGTGAAAAAGGTAATGCGGAACGATCCCGCCGCCGTCGCGGTGACGTGCAGTTCGAGCAAATCCGTGCCCGTTTTCTGCGAAAGCACCACAACGTCGTTTGCCCCCACGCTGCTATTCGTCACCGTGAACGACGCAGGGGTAGCCGATCCCGCCGCCGAAACGAGCGTCACCGTGCCGGCGAGCGAATTCAGCGTTACGCCCGTGGTGCGCGACGTAATCTGGACGACCGCGCCGCCGGCCGTATAGCCGACGCCTGCGGTGTTGAAAACGTTCGTCACCGCGACGGCGCCTGGCGATCCCACACCGTTCGCATCGACCCGCGAAAGGATGATAAGATCGTTGCTATCCGGCGCCGTCAGGTTTTGCGCCATGACCGCACCGGGTGCGCACGCTGCGAGCAGCGCGCATGCCGCAAAGCAGCCGAGTAAAAGTTTCTTCATGCTTTCCTCCTGTTGAAAATTGACGATCGGGGCGGATTACAGGTCGAGGGTGGGTTTCGGAAAACCTTCCTTCGGGGCCGGCCGGGTAGCGCCGACTTTCATGCGCCACAGGTCGGCCTTGGTGCGGCTCTGCGTCGCGGCGTGGATTTTCGGATCGAAAGGCCAGCCTCCCGCGTCCACACCGCCCGTGCTGGTTTCGGTCGTCGCGACCTTTACGGCTGGCGCGGCGGGGGCTGGCGTTGCGGGTGCCTTGACGGCTGGCGCGGGCGCAGGCGCCTGGTCCTTCCCGCTAACCTTCGTCGGGTGATCCTGCCAGCCGGCCGGCACTTCGCCGGCACTCTGGAAAATCTCGGCCCGGCCGTTGGGGCCGTAGCGCCACGCGGGCCATTCTACTTTCTCGGTCATTTTCTTTCTCCGTAAGGTCAGACGAAATCAGGCGTCCTGTCCGACTGTGTAACTTACCGCTAGCGAGCCTGAAGCGGTTACGATTGCGAAATGTGTCGCCCCAACCGGAATCTTGAAATTCTCGGCATTCGGAGAAACCCGCATATCGTTCGGCGTAGCGACAACCGTACTGTCCCCGAATTTGACGAAAGGGACAATGCCGGTGCTACCTAACAGCCGCAACGCGCCGGTTTCGGGGTCGGCCGTGGAAATATCCACTGCCTGCGATGTTGCGTTGGCCATCAAAGTCCCGGAAATTCCGTTCGGGCAAAACATATTTTTCTCCCTTAAAGCAGCAAGGTGCCTGCCGCGCCGCCGGCAAGCTGCACCGTGCACCCGGCGCTCGTGTTGAGCATAATCGGAATGCTGTTGAAGCCAATTGCGACGGGTAGTGCGTCCACGTGAACCGTACCGTCCGCATCAGTGACCGTGATATTTCCCGCTGTCTTGGCGAGAAAGCCGGCCACATGGATGCTTGCCGCGAGGTAGCTGGAATCTGCCGCCATCGGCTGCGGACGATAATATTGCCTGACAATACCCATTGGATTTCTCCCCCGCCCGAAAATTCTTGCTCTCCAAAGCGAAACGGCCCTCCCTGTAGCGGGAACAGGGAGGGCCGATCAACCTTCGCCCGGAGAACGAAACGAAGCCGCGGATTTAACCGCCGTTGATGCGTGCAATCCGGAAGCGATCCCGAACGTTCACGTTGAGCGCCACATCGAAGCGAACGCCATGCTCGCCTGTGTGGAAATCGCTGTGCTGCCACATGCGAACGGTCAGCGGGATTTTCGACAGCTTCCGGCGCATGGACGTGTCCGAGGCCGGCAAAATCAGCGGGACCGTGTTGACGACGATCGACTGTTTCTGGATCACGACGCGGGGCGAAAGGTTCGTGGCCGGCGCCCCGATGAACGTCAACACCGCGTCGTTGGCCGGGATGGCCGAAACGGTGGCGTGCGCGATATTGATGTTGATATTGTCACCCGCGCCCGAACCCGGCACGATGATCGCCGGGAAAATCACGAGCGTGACCGCGCCGCCGACTGCCGTTGCGTCCGCCACGACGGTAAACTGTTGCAGCCGGGCCGGCGAAACGAGCGCCTGCTTACGGTTGTCATAGGCGAAAACACCGGGGATCGTGAAAACCTCGCCTGCCTTATACGTCTTGACCCCGGCGTCGGCGAGCAGAAGGTTCTGCGTCAGGCGCCGGCCGTTGACGGTGCCGGCCTTGGCAACGTCGGCATAGTTGACGTTCTGCGCGCCGCCGTCAACGGTCGCTTCCGCCGTTGCCGTCCGTGTGCCCGTGAGCAGATTCGGAAGCTGGTTCGTGAACATCGTGCGGATGCCGTTAAGCTCGCCCGAAAAGCCCTTCCGGAAAGTCGCGGTCGAAAACTGGTCCGGCCCTGGCAGCTTCACAACCTGGTCGCCAAGCTGTTGCAGATCGAAATAGTTCAGGATGTAGGAAAGCTCGTCGTCACCAACGCCGTTTTCCTTGAGGCGGGTATAGCCGGCGACGGCGTCCACCCAATTGCCCACGGCGTTGTTCGGCGTCCCCGTCCAGTCGGCCGACGCAAGGACGGCTTTCTGCATAACATAGGCGTCGATTTTCTCGGCCATGCTGGTCGCGGCGCCGAGCAGCGCCTTGCTCTGGCGAGCTTCGCCAATCGACTTGATCTTGACGAAATCGCCCCAACCCATGTTGGCGTTGAAAGTGCCGGTGATTTCGAAAAGCTCGGAGCCGAAAACCGTGCCATCGGTGCCGGCGGAAAGGTCTTTCACACCGTTTTCGGTGCGCGTCACGTTGTAGCGCGGCGTGACCTGTTCGAGCACCTGAAGCCCGTTGCGGTCGTCCATTTCGCCGTCCATCTCGTTCCACGAGACGGCTTCAGCGGTCACGAGGTTGTTTTGCAACACCATCGCGAAAGAATTCAGCACCAATTTCTGCTGTTCGGTTGTTACGGCACCCATGGGGATTTCCCTTCTCTGCTAAATTGCCGATCGGGGAAATCCCTTTCGGCGCCGATTACTTGCCCTTGGAATCCGCTATCCAGGCTTTCTCGAAATCGTCGAGATTGTCCGTTGACGGATTAATCCGGGTTCGGGAATTGGCGCCTCGCGTCGTCGTGGACGGTGGGGCGCCAGCCCCCGGAATTCGCCGAGGCTTCGCCTTCAGGCCGATTTCGGTGTCCCTCTCCAAGACGTATTTCGCCTGACCGTATGGGGAAAGCTCCGCGACGCGCTTTGCTTCCTTTTTGTCCTGCGAAAGATCATAGAGAATTTGAACGCCGTTCTCCGCTTCAAAGGCCGCTTCGAAGGTCGGTTGTTCGAGACGCCAATCGCCCCGCATCCCTGCTTCAACAACGGCTTCCTGAAAATCGTCGAACTGTTCGGAGCCGCGCGAAGAAAGGTCATCGACCTTATCGAGCAATTCGGCGTGCTGCCTTTCGGCGTTCGCCTTCTGCTCGCTCTCCTGCTGACGTTGCAGGACCGCGTCGGCTTGCCCGGCTGCCTTTTTGGTGGCGAGCCATTCAAGCTTATCCTCGATATAACGGTCGTCGAGGTGCCCGAGCGGGTAGGTTTCCAAATCCTGTGGATCGGGAGCTTTCCCTATGTCGGCGCCTGAATTACCACTGCGCGCGCCACCGGGCAAGAGGCTTTTTTCCAGGGCATCCAAACGGGCGTCCGAGGCAAGCCGCAGACGCTCTTCCTGGCGCAGCCGCTTGTTCAATTCCCTGATGCGTTCCGACGCCTTGGGCTTCGGCTTGGGCTCGGGCTTTTCGTCGTCATCTTCGTCTTCGTCGCCCTCTTCGCCTTCGTCGCCGGCCTCGCCTTCGTCGTCCGCTTCACCGGGCTTTTCGGCACCCTTCGCCTTTTCAGCGGCGGCTGCGGCTGCCTTGTCGGCGGCGGGCTTGGGGGCCTCGCGTGGACCGCGCCCGCTGCGCGCAGGCTTTTCCTCTGGCGCGTTGCTCTCGATACCGGCGGCGCTGCCTACCTCAACGGAGCCGGCCGCTTCGAATTCGGCGAAACCGCCGTCATCGGCACCGTGATCCGGGGCACGCATGTAGCGCCCCATTTGCCGCTCCGCTGCGGTCATGGCGCCGATCGCAGCACCCATCAAAAGGAATTTCTTCATGATTTTTTCTCCGTTTTGTTGGCAGGCTTCCGCTTAGGTTTTTCGGTCGGCGCGGCCTGTGCCTTTTCGCGCAAACTGAAATCTCGGTCACTATTCGCAGCCCCCGAAATCTTGTCCACCACAGCCAACTCTTGATTGTGGTTTTGATCGTCGGCGCGCAGGGCAAAATCGCGGTCCTGCGCCTCCAAGTCGTTATGCTGATCGAGCGATTTCAGCACGTGCTGGAAATCCTTGTCTTCGATTTTCCCTTCCACATCGGCGCGGCGGGATTGAGCGTCGAGAATTGCCTTGTACGCCTGCGCCTGCGCCAAATAGCCCCGCGCGTTGGCGTCGCTGGCCTTGGCGGTATCGAGCGCGATTTTCGCCTGCATCTGCGCTTGCTCGATTTGCTGTTGCATCTGCGCTTGCTGTTGGTTCTGCGCCTGCATTTGCTGCATTTCCGGCGTCATCTCGTCGGCAGGGATCATTCCCGGCGGCAACATCATCTTGAAGCGGCGGGCGAATTCGGTCGCCTTCGGCCAATCCTGCGCTTCGGCTACAAGGTCCATGACCGTCCCGGCGCTCTGCGGAGCGGCATTTACGAAAGCCATCATCTGCTCATTCGCGAGCGCCCGCTTGGTTTCCGTCGCCGGGCCAACCGTGACGGTGACACCGTATTTTCCCATCGTCACGTCGGAATTCGGGTTCGACGGGTCATTGATCACCGTCATGAGGGTTTTGTCGTCCCGTCCCGTGATCGCAATCGTGCGCTGCGTGTCGTAAATATAGGGGATAAGCTCGTTCACGTTCGTTGCGCACCGGGTATCTGCCAGCCGCAAGCGATCGGTATAAATGAACGTGCCCACGTCGGAGACCATTTGCCGCTGTTGGATCGCGACCTTGGAAACCTCATTCGACGGCATTCCAAGCGCGGCTTCGTGGATATTGGAAATATCCTTCATATCCTGCGTGGAAATCGCGGCTTCGTTGACTAGCGCGGCGTCGATCCCCGGCGGCGGAATGTGAATCGGCGCTTGCTCGCCATCGTTGAAATACAAAAACGGGTCGTCGCTGGTCGGCGCACGGCGCCATTTTACCTCATGGCCCTTCACGGCTTCCGGCGTCGTCAGCCATTTGTTGCGTGGCGCGGCGACAAGCTGCTCTGCAACGGTCGAGCGCCAATAATTGTGCAGGCGTTGCGGGTCCTTCAGGAACCGGATCAAGCCCCAACGGTGGACGCGCTCCCCGTCGTTCAATTCCCACCCAGGCACCCGGTAAACCGGTAGCGACGAGACGGGATAATCATAGGGGCCTTCAAGGATCGCGTTGCCTGAGCAAATGTAGAGCCTGGCAAGCCGGCGCGGCACCTCGCGGGTATATGGCGAACCGTCTGACCGCGTTTCGACCATATGGAGATATTCGAATTCTTCCATATCCGAAACGTCGTGGACTGTGCCGTCCTGATAAAGCGCCAGCGTGCGAACACCCTCCGTCATCATGCGCCAGAACGACACGATCCGAATGGTATCGTCCTGAAGCCAAAAGCCGGAATTGTTCCATGAACGCTCGTCCATGAACGAGACTTCCGCCGCCCATGGGTAGCGATGCTTGAATTCTTGCTGCGGAATATCGTCGCCGACAAAAGCCCACTGGCAGTCGGCGCCAGACGGCTCGATACCGAGCGGATCAAATACGACGGCATAGGGATCGGTGACAGCCTGAAGCTTTAATTCCTGCTCGAACACGTCGTCAGAGGTGTATTGGATCGACAGGCAATAAGCCCCCTGCCCGCCGACGACCTGATACTTGTGCGCTTCGTCGCGGGCAAAGTCGGCGTTGCCGTTCTTAAAGATATTGCGGATCAAGCCTTCCCGGATTTCCGCAATTTCCTTTGTGCCTGCCTTGTCCGGACTTACCCGAATTTCCGTCTCGTTCATGAGACGGTTTCCGACGATCTGCGCAACAAAGGCGATCAGTCGGTTAAAGGTCAAGACCGGCTTATTCGCGTCCTGGCGGCGCTGTTGAACTACCGGGTCCCATTGATTGCCTACAGTGAATTTCGCATCGTCTTTGCCGGCGAGGATATTGTGCTCATTAAAGCTATAGCCGAATTCATATTTCTGCCGCATATCGCGCAAATAGGCGTCAATGCTTTCCCACCCTGTCGGGGTGCGTGTTACCTTTGTGGGCGCCGGCCCAACGTCTGCGGCGATCGCGTCGCGGTATCCAGCCATTTCCCAAGCTCCCTAAATTAGCCCATCCAGCCGTGTTCACCGGCGGCGCCATCGTAATATTGCCCGAAGTCGGTATGATCAATTAACTGCGGTGCCCCGTTGAGCCCTACCATGGTGGGCGCCCCGGTGCCAAATCCTTTATCCGGCCTTGGCTTCGACCACGTTTCGAAAAACTCCGTCACGGAAAAGGTTAGGGCGCAGGCGTCGGACAAATCCGACGACCGTAGGCCGCGAGCCTTCATTTTCGTTTTGCTTTCGAGCAACCAATCATTGTTGGCACGATATTCGATCTTTGGCCCGCTCATGTCGGTTGCCAAGTCGTCGTCATCCGGAATCGCGCCGCCATCCTTCAGGAAGTCTAGAAGCTTTCCGTAAATCTCGGCACGAATATTCCATGGGCCGGCACGCTTTGGGTGCGCGATCTTGGCCTTGGACGTGCCGCCGAAATCTATGCCTTTGACTACGTCGGAATATTTCCGGTTGAGTGCACGCAGCGAGGCGATAATCGCCTGCCCCATGCTCCCGCGATCGATGCACATGCGGTTAGGCTGCCACTCATCGATAATCGTCGAAAGCCACGCTACGGCGTCGTGGATTTCCAGCTTATTGCGGAACACGACCTTGAAAATGCAATCGCCGCGCCGGAACGCTACCGCGAAACGGTCGCCCCCGCTGCCTGCCGGGTCCACGCCGATGATCAGCGGGGCGTCGGGGATTTCGTTGCTGCGCTTGCGCGCCTTCAGCACGAAGGACGGCTTGATAAACACGTCGGCAATGTCGGCGGCGGCGAACGCTTCGACAACGTCGATCGGGTATTCCTGGCGGAATTTGCCGAGCCCGCCTAGCTCGTGGATTTTGCCCCGGCGCCAGAGCATTTGCGCATCGGAGAGTTGATAGGCTTCCTGATACTCAAGTTCGGAAAGTTCGCCCTCTTCGTCGGGCTCGCTCGATGCGACGAAACCGCCGGAATGGTCCACATACTCGGCCTGCACCGTCCACGGCACGAAGGCGGCACGGTAGCGGCCGATTTTCTTCATCGCGTCGGTATAGCGCTTGTAGAATTCGCCCATCGGGCCGGCGCTGGTTGTCTCTAGCCAAATTTCCGAAGGCGGCTTTACCCACCCTTCGATTTCGCCTTTTCCCCGCTCAAATGGCAGTGGATTGGTCGGCTCGCTCCACAGGACGCCCCACACGCCCCGGACTTCGTCCACGGCCTGCACGGACGCGGAAAAGTGATCGGCGGCGTTCGTCCACCAGGCAACCTCGGACCCGTGGAAAAAGCTGATGCCGCCGCCACGCCCGCCGGCTTTCTGCCCGGCCGTCGCGACCGTGTAGGTTGAGCCCCGCTTGGGGAATTCTAGCTCTTTCGCATTGTCGGCACCCACCTTGGGCGGGAACGGGTGTTTTTGCTGCATCAAATCGACCATGTCGAACAATTTGGTCGAGGCCGTCATTTCGTGCGACAGGATATAGATATTCTGCCGGTCCCACAGGGTTGCCCGCCAATATCCGCGCGCCGCGACCATGGTAGAAAAGCCCTGGCGCCGGCCCTTGAGCCCCGCGAGGCGCACCCAACGTTCCTCGCGCAATTGGGCCTCTGCGGCGTTGTGCAGAATGTCCTGCGCTTCGTTCAGCACGAGCGGCGCCAAATCGCCCTCTTTCGTCCGGATGCGGATTGCCTCGCGGCAAAACCGCTTGAAGTCCGATTTCCAGATTGCCGCGCGCAGCGTCAGATAGCGCTCCCGTACGGCGTCGATCGAGATATTTGCGTCAAGGGCGATTTGTTGCAGGTCAAAAGCCACGATTATTTCCCGAGCATGTCCACGTCGCGGCCGGCGGTGAAAATTGCCGGTACTTCGGGAAGGTCATTCGCCGCGAGCGGTTTCACGCTTGCGGAGCGCTGGCGCTCGAACGGCATTTGCTGGACGCCGCCGAATTCCTTCAACACCCAAATGATAAATTCGATGTTGGAATTGAACGTCCCGCCGAGCAGTACCGCCGCCGTCTGGATTTCGTCGTTGCCGCTCGCCATGTGCATGTCGCGATACTGCATTTGCAGCGTGACACCGAGGCGTTTCGCCGCCTCTTTGCGATCCCTGGCGGCGGTCATGCGATCACCCGCTTGAATAGGTCGGACTTGACGATTTCGCCCTTGTCCAAGTCGAGCACGATTTTTCCGAAGAGCCCGAAACCCGCCGAATATAGTTCGCCGTCTTTGGCGATCGTGTCATGCCGCAAAATCGTGCCCGCCGGGATGATGATATCCTTGAGTGTCTGGTAGCAGACGGGCGAGCGCTTGGCCGACAGGCCAACACGGATTTTCGCTTGCTGCGGATTTTTGGTTTCTTCGGTCATAGGTCGAACTCCAATGTTTTTTCCCACTCTTCGATTTCCGGCTCGGGCGCCGCGACCTTCGCTGGCTTGCCATTGAGGGCGTCAGCGGCGGCTTGAAGGTCGGCGATCAGCCCTAGACCGATCCAAGGCAACGAACGATCTTTTCCCAGGCGGTTGCGCCAATCGTCGAGCCGGTCTGCGAGCCCCTCACGGGCTCCGTATTTCAGTGTCATGATTTCAGCCCCCAAGGCATTCAAAGGTCGTAAGACGGTGTCACGTCCACCACGTCGGCATATTCGCCTTCGTCCATCCGTTCAAGCCGGCTAATCGCATCGTCGATCGTCAGCGTTCCGGAAACGTCCACTTGCTGCGATCGCGAAATGACTTTCGGCAAAAGCTTGGTATAGAAATCGGTCGGGTTCTGGTCCGCCCACGAGGCCATGCGCGGGGCACCGCCGATCATCTCGAACACGGACAGCACGAGAGCGCCGCTGAAGCGCCCTAGGTGCTGATACTGCTCTGCGCTGATCACTGGCAGTTTTGCCAGATCGCGCGACGGAAGCTGCATGTCCGTCCGTGTCGTCGCCAAGGGGTTTTTGCTCTCTTCGGTCACGTGCCACTTTCCCGGATCAAGTTCATGGCCTCAAGGCATAGTCCCATTTGCGCGTGATGGCGATAGCTTCCCGCTTGTAAAAACTTGGTCCACGAGCAGCCTTCGTCGCCTACGTCGCGGCCCATGAGTATCTGAATATGCAGGGGCTTGGTTTCCTGCGCATCGAACCATTCCAGCGCCGCTAGGAGGGCCGTACGGGGATCGAGATGCGCCGGATGGGTCGCGCGGTTGAACCTGGCGGCGTCGAGGCTGGAAACCGGCGTGGGGCGAAGCGGGATCGGGGCGTTAGGGCATCCGGGCTTGTGGACTACCCTGTCTTCCATGAAGCTGAAAAAGCCCCCGCATTTGCCGCACGCGGGATCGAGAGTGGTGGACATTTTCAATGCTCCAAAAATGCTACGGTTTTGTTGGTGCCCCAACACAGGCCGCAGGTATCGCAGCCGAGCGTTTTTCCTGTTTGCTCGGGGCAGACGAAGGCGTGCGCGGGCTTTGACGCCACCGAGCCGATTGACGCAGTATTCATGCGCTTGCCCTTGCCGTTGGAAAACCGGATCATGCTGCGCTTGGGAAAATCCTTGTTCATTTCGTTGATCATCCAGCCCATCGGCGTGCCCGAGAGCCGCGCGGTATAGCCGTAGATCGAGAGGTTAGGGAATTCCGCGAGCAGGGCGCCCCAAAAATGAATGTAGGCAGGCGAGTAGAAATCGCCGAGCGCGTGCAGCCGCACCAAAATTCCCGAACCGCGCTTCGTGGCCGTCGCGCAGCGCACGGCAATGGCCTTTGCGAGCAGCGGCAGGAAATCTTTGTGCGTATGATCGACGCGCTTCGCGAACGGCATATTGTTGCCATAGCAGCTTTGCCAGTGCTGACACGATGACGGGCAGGTTTTCCGCTCTTCCAGTGATAGCGTATAAATCCAATATCCCCGGAACGCGCCCTTGCGGACGATTTTCCCGATTTTGATATTGCTGTGGCCCGATACAAGAATATGCTCATTGGGCGCTCGCACCGATTTGGGAAATTTCGTGCGGCCTTCCTGCACGAAGAGGCTTTCGAATCCGGGCAGGCGGGGCTTGTTCACGCGGCGCTTGCGCTCCGTGCCGGGCGTCTGTGCGACGCGGACGAACCGTGCACGGGGATCGTCGCCCTTCGACGTGTAGGCTTTGCGGTAGCCCTTACCAAGCAATATCCCGTTAGACATGTTTACGCCCTCCCAAGCGTGGATTAATCGGAAATCAGGTCCGACAGGAATTTGTCCCCGGCGGGCGTTATGTGCAGATCGTTGGGCGTGAGATTGCCGGTCTTGATACGGCGATCTTCGATAAGCCCCTTGTCCACGAGCACGCTTATTGAATGCTGGATATTGGACCGGGTCTTGTAGCCTAGCTTGCGGGTCAGTTCGAGCCCCATCATGCCTGGCGTCTCCCGCACGGCCCATAGAACGAGCACGTAGCGTTGCGTCAGGCCGGCGTCATCGATCCGGCGCAGCTTCAGCATAAAATCAAGTGTCCGGCTCATAATGTAACATCCTTGTCGGTTTCACTGACCCCGGCCTTATCCTCGGATGCCACCGCCGGCTTGATCGTCAGCGCTTCCAGCCGCGCAATCTCAGCCCGGATCGCCGCACAGTTTTCCTTGAACTCTTTCTTGCCTTCCCTGGCTGCGAGTTTCCGCTTCAGGTCCGCGATCCGCTTGGGAACGCCGTGAAGTTCTTCCAGCATGATAGCGCTCCGCTTATTCTTCCCCTGGCCGTGCTCCCTAATGACCGATTTCGTTCCGGCCCGCAAGACAAAAAAGAGCCCCCGGCAGTCGCGCTACCGAGGGCTCTTTCCTTCCTTGGGAGGGAAGCCGGGTCAATATCGTTTTACCGATATCGGGTCAATCCACCTTATCGACGAAATATTCATCGTCGAGCAGTCCGGCAAGCGTTGCCTCGGACACTTCCACCTCGCGGCCGGAATGCGACTGCGTGAGCACGAGCCCGCCGCCGCGCACGCCGAGGGAAATGCGATCCCCGATGCGGAATTGCCCCTGCATGTCGAGCCCCGAATGGCTAGCGGCTGGATCGGGGTTGTCGAGGCCCCGCGTGCCCCGTGCGGTCTTATGGGATTTGTCGGTCATGGTTCTCGCTCCTGTCGGATGGTCCCGCTAGGCCCGGAACCGACAAACCCCGGATTGGTTCCTTAGCCGATGTTCGGAATGTCCTTGTCGCGCAGAGTGTCGGTTTCCCTGGCAATATCGGCGCTAGCCGTGGTCTCTTGGCCGCGCACGGTATTGGCGTATTCCTGTCCGGTCTGCCCGCCGAATTTACTGAGAGTTTCGATAAATTCGGCGGGCGTGGCGCCTTCCTTGCCGACATAAATCTCGTCGGGCGACGGCTTGGTGCCCTCGTTCATTTTCTGCGTCTCCTGGCGCATCTGGATTTCTTCCAGGGCGCGCGTCAGGTCCCACACGGGATCGACGCCGGCAATGCCGTAGCCTCCCCGCTGGTCTCCGAGGGCGAGGATTTGCCCGATCCGGTCATAGGCTTCGGCCTTGGGGGTGAGGGCGTCGATTTCCCGGCGCTGTTGTTCGATCGTGAATTTCGCGTCGCTCAACAGGCGGTGGAGTTGATTGTCGTTCATGGGAATTCTCCGTTGAAGTTGGTAATCCTCGAAATCGTCCGAGAATAAAAGCATCAGGAAAAGGGGATCGGCTCTTCGGAGTGATCCGGGCCTTTCACGACGGGTTCGCCCAACGCGGCCGGCTGATATTCCTGCCTGGCACGGTCGCGGCAAATGTCCTGCATGGTACTATTGCCGTTCCGGACCCACAAGGGCTTTTGCTCGGGATCGCCGAGACTTGGGCGATAGTCCAGGCTCTCGTAGATTTCCTGCGCGCGGCGCTCGATATCGGGATGGTACCGGCCCGACATGGACGGGGCCACGGGGACGTTGGCGCGGACGGCGGCGTCCTTCGCCTCAAGCAGCTTGCGCAGCGCTACCGAGCGTTCGGCGTTCTGTGGCAGACTGATAATCAGTTTCGCCAGCTTGCAGAACGGAGCGGAAACCGCCGCCAGTCCCACGGGCAAATGCTGATAGTGGAAATAGCGAAGGATCGGGTCCGCGTTCAGTTGGGCGTCCGTGAATTCCACGGGCGCCGGATGAATTTCATTTCCCATTATATTTCTCCCAAGGGTTAGTGGGGCGCGGCGCCAAAAATGCCTCCCGCTTTAAACCCGGTCAATGGTCCCCGGATACCCAAACAGGCTGGCAGACTATTACCGGCGCAGGAGGATGAACAACCGCACCACTTGAGTTTCCCCGCTTGACCGGCTCAAGAATGGCCGGCCGGCGGGTCGCACTCGCCCGGTCTGCCGGCGGAAGCGAGCCCCGATTAATGGCGAGGCCACCGCAGCCCGTCAAGCCTAAATCTTGGTGTGCTCATATTTACCGAGGATATTGCTGTGCAGGAATGAGCCCTTGCTCTGTGCCGCCGCGAACTGGTCCGCTATATCCTGCTTTACCCCGGCATAGCGGTAGCGGCGTCCGCCCCTGAATATGACGGTGAGGTGTTCCGTTTCGGGACTATATTCATGGCCTTCGATATTCGCGGCTCGGGTGTCGATCTTGAGGTTGGGCTTTTTCACCGCCCGGTGCTTCGTGGCGAGGCTCTTGGGTTTGGGAAGCTTGCGCATAGTCAAAATCCTCTAGCTGCGTCTTGCCCTACGTCGCTTGCGGGCGCCTTGGGCGGAATAGGGTGCGGTGATAGCCCGGTCAATGGACCAACGGCGTAGCCTGGTCTGGAAAACGGAGACGGGGATATTAAGCTCCCGAGCCCATGCGACGGCCGATTGGGTCCTTATTCCCCATGTTACCGATATGGCCGCGTATTTGTTGGGCGGGGTGACGGCCCATACGCAATTGAAGGGGTCGAAATTTCCCAGGGGGTCAACGCGCACAATCTGGTGCTCGGGCGATGGGCGGGGTCCCATGTCTCGGGCGAAATTCCGGAAATCCCACCAACGTTCGTCCAGTGTGATGCCACGCCCGCCTATCATGGGATAGTGGGTGTCCGAGGAATTAAAACACATGTGGCGAATTTTCAGCCACTCGGAATAAAGCGGGTGACGCTCGTTCGCGTCGTCGAGCCGGGGGCGACCTCTAGGCATGGTGAAAATCCTTTCGCATCATCGTGGTTGGGATGCTCTGGATAGTCCGGTGACGGAGGGGAATATATAATCATGGGGAATTAGGGGAGGGGGCAAAATTGCCACCGATATGGTTCTAAGAGGTATGGCTGTGTCAAAAATGGGTGGTGCTCTCCCCGCCGGTTGGAATGGTTGTGACGCATTAGGAACGGCGGAATTGTGCGGAGGGAGCCCCGCCGGGAGGGTGGTGCCGTTGAGGGATTAGAATAGATTGGGATGTTCCGTAAGGGAAGGGGTTGGGGAAATTTGGGGAATATAGCGCGGCACGACCCCGCCCGGCCTTCCGCCCGCCGAAAAGAACCTATCCCCCCTCCCCGGCGAGAAATGCCTACGGGTCCCCGGCCCATTATGTGACGCTGCGTGATATGTAATGGTTAACGAGGCATAAGCATGTGCCCATGCGTCACATATAGTTAAGGCAATGCTGCTTATTTTAACCAATTCGAATTTCCCCGATATCCCGAACGGGCTAGCTCCCGCCGTGCGATGACGTGATGATATGCCTGAAGCCGGGTAATCCCGAGCAATTCAACCAAATCACGAATTTCCTTATCCATCTGCACCATCCATATTCCGTTGCGTCACATCTGTCTAGCCGGGAAACGTAAAGAAAGCGTAAACGCCGGATAATTTCGGCGCGGGTGACAAACGGGAATGCCAGCATGCACCCAGGATCGAACGAGCGGGAAATCGGAATTAGGGAAATTGGAATTGATCAGAATTTTTCCAGGTAATCTAAAGCTCGGCGAACGGGGGAGAATGAGCGGAGCGGCGGAGCGAGCGTCAGCGAGCGGGAGACGCGCAGCGTTGTCACATGCCTTACCGCGCCCGCGCATTATGCGAGAGACAAGGGCGCAGTTTATATAATCTGGCCCATTAGATGCAATCGCCGTCATTTTGTTATTGATTTGTTAATAATCAGCGCCTAGAAGGGTGCGAGACAAGGGGCCGGAACATATAGATCGGGCCATTGATACGGAAGGAACGGGAAATGTCGCTCAACACAAAATTCGCCGACATGCCGGCCGGCATTCAAACGCAATGGCGCACATGGGCTAATTCGCACGATTGGGGCCAGCGCAACCCGGCTCGCACTACGGCGGAAGGGATGCATGTCGAGTGTGTTGAAATCGCCGCAGATGGCAAGCAAACGATCGTTCCCTTCGTCGCTCGCACGCCCAAGGAATTGCGCGATTGGGCCGGTTACTGATTTTCCCTTGTCCCGCTTTCGAGCGGGGCGAGATTAAACTCAGGAGATTTGAAATGATCGCTGACACGCAATCAATCTGCCGGATAGGGCGAGCAAGGCAGAAATTGATTGAGGCCATGGACAGGCAGTTTCGCGCAGCAAATGATTTCGACTGGTTACAGGATCAAAACGCGATTGATGGCGCGTGCGCGGAGTTGCGCGGTATCGCCGGTTGCGATTTCGCCGCTGAATACGCTATCGCTGAAAAGGCCGTAGCACATAGGCAAATGGCCTATGGAAACGACGGGGAGTATTGAGATAATGAGTGCGCGGAGAAATCCGCCGCTCAAATGAAAGGCGCCGCGTAACCGGCCGGCTCTACAGGGTCAACTCCTGTATCCCGCCTTTCATTTGAGTGATTAGGAGAATTTTTCATGGCGCGCAAATCAGACTTGCGGGAATGTGAATACATTTTCGGCGGACCTTATCGCACCTATGCGCGCGCAGATGAAAGCAGGCTAGATTCGTTCGCCGATGGCGAAATCGATCATAGCTCAAATCCTCGCGTTGCTGCCCTGCGCGACCATAGGGGCAAGGTTACGGGATATGCGCTTGTACTAACCGACAATGGCTTGAAGGGATATTGAAATGTCCAATGTGTATGATGTAGAATATACCGATACGTTCGGTGGAGAGGCTAATTATTCATGGGTGCGTCGCGCGACAATCTCGGTTCCTGAATTGACGCACTATGGATATGATGGAAGCTCGGGCTTTGTGAAGGCCGAGAAAATCGCAAACCGTGAGCTTATGAAGGCCGCGAAGGCCGCGATGGGTTTGACTGGCGTGCGTGGCGTCACCTATCATCGCGGCGATATGAGCGAGTTTCGCCCCTACCGCGCATGCACGGTTATGTTTGTAAACTTTCGAAACTGATTTTCCAAGAGGCCGGCTTTCGAGCCGGCCCGATGATAAAATCTAGCGGAGCAATGGATATGACGCCTAAATTCATCATGCCATCGGGCTATGTCACGCGCACTGTTGAGCTTGTGCTAGCGCCCGTTGAAAAGGGTTGGCGCTTTTATGGGCGGGATCATCAGGGATATGCGGTTATAGCGCGCACGCCGGAAGGAAAATTGCTCTTTGGGGGTGCCGACACATTCCGCACGAAAAAGGACGCAGCGTCGGTAGCGCGCACGCTCAACCTGCCAGCCTATGCAACGTGGAACGGGCGCAAGCATGCCTATGATGGCAAGGGCGCGGAATTTGTCGCTGTCGCACGGGACGCGCAGTCATGACCGCGTGCGATCGTGCAGCGGCTCGGGAGAACGTCGGGCCTAGCTATCTGCAAAAGCTTCGCGACATAGCGCACGAGATAGGCCTTATGATTGAGTATAAGGAAACCTTGCGCGTTCGTGGGTGGCCTCAAAAATCATCAAAGCCGTGGAGCTTGCGCTATAGTGACGGGACCTTGCTTTGCTCGTTCGCCACCCTGGCGCAGCTAGAGCGCAATCTCCGCGCTAGAGCCGGCTGCTAAGATGCCTCGCGCCTATTATGCCGGCGGCGCCCGCGTCGTGATCGATACCGTCCCCATGAAGCTCGCACGCAAGCCTAGCGCCCATAACGTGGCGTGGATGAAAGACGCGGCGAAACCTGGCGCGAGCTATTTGAACGCAAGGGAGCGAGCCGACGCGCGGGTTAAGGACGCGCAACGCGTGATACAGATTTACGCGGAAACTTTGGGCATAGATGTTAAGGCCGCTAAGGCTCGAATCGAACGCCAGCGCTTGGATATTTTGGCTAATCCCGTTGTGGATTTGTCTATGGAGTATGATTTATGAATATCTATGAGCTAGGCAAAAAATCCGGCCTCCCGCTAAAGACGTTGCGCATGCTTGATAAGCTTGGCGCGCTCAAGGTCGAGGCGGACACCGGCCCATTGTCGGCAATGATTTTCCATATGAAAGGCAACATGTTTTTCACCACAGGAATGTTGCTACAGTTATTGGATAATCCTGCCCTGGTAGGCGAACTAGCCTATGTGAGCCCGCGCTATGAAAGGCGGGCACGGGCGCAGATAGACGAATTGGGCGACGTTGCGGCCTCGCATGCACCTAAAAGCGTTACAGCCGAGATTGCGCAAGCGGCCAAAGGTGACGATGACGCGGCGCTAGTGATTGCGCAATGGCTCATGGCTGCTTTGCCATCCGATCCCGTCCCGCATCATTGGGCGGCTATTCGCCTGCTCGCTCCGCTTAATGAATTCTTGCGGGAACAAAACGGGCGCTTGATTTCCCTGGCGCTTTTGAATGTGCGAAAGCTGCCTGAATTCGCGCCCTATTGGCGTTCGGAAAAGGTCGGCACGCGCAATCAAGTAAAATATTTTCGTCCCGAGCTTGACCTGTAGCTCACGTTAGGGCACATTCTGATTATCAACCCGCTTTCAATGGAGCGCACGCAATGGAAGTTTTCCTTCAATTCGGTTCGGGCAATGGCCCCTTTCAGACCGTTAAGGTAATTCACGAGATTACCGAACGTCCCTATAGTGGGCGCACGCAAACCGGATACGGCTATCGCATGCCTACGGACATTCGCGTTCGGTGGGAGGGCCGGTGGCGTCGCGTCTATGTCTGCAACTATGGCAATTCCGGAACGGCCTATATCGGCCGCAACCTGGCAGAATGCGTTGCTAAAGTGGGTTGCTACTGATGCGGTACCAGATTATCTGCCGCGAAGGCAGGGGCGCTAAATGGTCTTTCGTGGCGCATGGCGCCACCTATGGGAGCGCCGCAGCAAAGGAATTCGCCGAACGCGTTAAGGCGAGCGGGCATCAGGTCCGCTTACTTCCTATCTAATTCTCAACCCGCTTTTAATGGAGCGAAACAAAATGACCGGCGAAGACCATATTGTAACGTGGATTGAGTCGAGCGGACCGCACTATGCGAGATTGCTTAGGCTTTCCGTCCCTGGCAATTTCATCAATGACGCGCATCGGGCGCAAGAGGCCTCTAGCCTCGCCATCATGGCCTATCGGGAAATGGTGCGGGGCGGCGATGCCTATGCAAGCGACCATGACGCCAGCACCATATTAGGCGCCGCGCTGGCGCTTACGAAATGGGAGCTTGTGGAATGAGGGCGCATTATACTTTGCTCGGGACTATCGAAGAGCACGAGGGCGCGATATGCTTGCGCACCCTATCCGGCCGCACGTGGTATCCCCTAGAAGGAAACTCAGGGATTGCGGCGGATTTCTGCGAAGCCTTCACAGCCCCACAGAAAAGCGACGTAGGACGCAAGCTCTATAGAGTGAAGCCGGGCGGACACCTAGCTATGGATGGAAGCTAAAATAATGAGCCAGAAAATCAGAAAAGAGCGGATTACTAAGCGGGAATGGTACGATAGGGGCGGCTTTGCCAACTCCGCATTGTTCCGCTTGCAATCGCGCGGCGGCGCCTGGCGCTACTACGTCAACCTTGATCGGAGGGAGCCATGAGCCGCACAACTTCCCGCGAGCTTCGCGAAATCACGGAGCGCTTGAAGGCCATGACCGGCCCGATTTGTGAATTGCGAGAAATCGCAAAACCAATCGGGAGCTATACCGAATCCAGAATGGACCGCGCGCTTTCGTGCATTATGGAGGCGCACGACTGTTTCACCTACGCACTGGGAAATTTCGAAACCTATGCGTCACCTGATGAACGGGACGCAGCGGCGAAAAAATTGTTGGCTGCCATGGAGCTCCCGATCAAGCCACCTGTCGCAGGCTATATAGTCACGCTCGAAACTGAACATTTTGTATTCGAAGCGGACGGCGTAACCGAGGAAGAGGCTAACGAGGCGATGGGCCGGCTGCTCAATATTCACCGGGATCAATATTATCTGTCCGATGAGTGGTGGACAGATTATGATTTTTCAACTCGGAAATTTGTGCCCGGTGTCGCAACCCGCAATGGGGACATTCCGCTATGAGCCGGCGCCGCAACAAATCCCGCAAGCGGATACGTACGGGCCGGCCGGATATTCCACAGCAAGCGCCGCGCATAAAGTTCCTGAATAAGCCTATCGATTTCGAAAGCTGTTCTCCCATGGCTTCACGGCTGGCGCAGCACATAGACGATAAGCTTATAATCGGGTATGATCCGGGCGGGCTGGATATGTCGGCGGTAGCTGTTCGCCATCCGGACGGGAGGTTAGAAATCGCCTATCAGGGCCGTGACATTTATGCAGAATTAGCGGATGTCATTTATTCCGCGCCCTCTGCGTCTCGCGCTCCCGGAAAACGTGCGGCATTGGGTGCATCCTTTGGAAAGGCGAAACCATGAGCCGCCGCATTGATCATGAACGCATCTGCGTGCCGGCTATACGCCGGCGCCGGGAGCGCGAGGGCAAGCCGCCGGCCGCATGGGTGGTTGATGCCTGGCGTATGGCGCAAAGGCGTAAAACATACCGCCCCTAGTGGGCAAGGTTAATTCCGGCCCCATAATATGGCGGGCTTGCTATATTACACTGCGGCAAGGTATGTAGGTTGCTCAGGCAAAGAAAAAGGCCCCCGTCCCGGCTGGAAACGGGGGCCTTAGATTGCGCACTATTGGGGAGTGGCGAAAGTGAATATAGCGGGGGCATTCGAACAACGCAAGGTGCGTTTCGGCTCGTGCTGAACATCCCTGAAATCCTTAAGGGCGCTAAGATTTTCCCTTGCTCGCCGGGCACAAAAGACCCGGCAACGTCTCACGGGTGGAAAGACGCAAGCGACGATCCCGAGCAGATTCGGGAATGGCTAAAAATCAATCCCGACTTCAATTGGGCCGTTGCTTGTGGCCCTAGCGGGCTTTTTGTTTTCGATATCGACCCGGCCGGCCTTGATTGGTGGGCGAAGCTCCTGGCGCGTGATCCGGTCATTAAAGCCGCCGTCGATCGCGCGTTTCAGGTCCGGACGCCGAAGGGCGGTCTGCATATCTATTTTCGAGGCGAAGGCCCCTCAACCGCTAGCCGCATCGCCGAAGGGATCGACACGCGCGGCGGGATTACCCGTAACGGCGCGATGGTCTCGGGCGGTTATGTCATCTTGCCGGGCTCCGCGACGAAAGCCGGGCCGGGTCGCGTGGACGGTATTTATGAGGCTTTGCCGGGCGGCGTGCTGGAAGCCCTGCCAGATTTCATGTCGGCGATCGTTCCGGAGCGGAAGAAATCCGACACGCTAGGGTTGGATAAAAACCCCGACGCAGACAAGCCGCGCAATGTCTCTTGGGCTGTGGATTTGCTCACAGGCTATGTGAAATCGGGCCGCGTCGCGGTGCAGGGCAGGGGCGGGGATAATCTGACCTTTCAGGTTGCCGCGTCGATCCTAGACAAAGCGATTTCCCCCGGCCTGTGTTTCGACCTTATGTGGGAGCACTGGAACCCGCATTGCTCCCCGCCTTGGGATGATTGGGAATTAGAGACGAAAATCCGCAACGCGGTAAATCACGGGGAAGATACTGCCGGCGGGGTAAAGGGGTTTCTCGAAAACGAAACCGCGTTTGCCTCCTATGTAGGTTTGGAATTCGAGCCGCCGGCCCCCAAGCCGCGCGAGCGCGACAAGCTCATGTGGCTGCACGATTACGCGGATGGCGTGCGCGACCCGGCATGGCTAATCCCGAACATGATTCCGGCCTACGGTATCGGCATGATGTACGGCGCGAGCGGGAGCTATAAATCCTTTCTCGCGCTCGATATGGCGCTTTGCCTGTCGTTTGGCATTCCGGGGCAATGGCGCGCCCCGCCGGTTAAAAATGACGTACTGTTCATGGCGGGCGAGGGTTCGGTGGCGACGGCGAAAAAACGTTGGCCGGCCTGGATGGAATGGCAGGAAATCGAATTCCGGAATGATCATCGTATGATCGTCAAGGACCGCGTACCGTTCTATACCGATAGCGAAGGGTGGGAAAACGTCAAAGCGGACCTAGCGGAATTGAAGGCCAAGCCCGCACTGATCGTGATCGACACCATGGCGCGGCTTTCGACCGGCATGGACGAAAATTCATCCAAGGACGCAACACTGATCACAACGTTCATGGAAAATCTGGCGCGCTATTACGAGTGTTTCGTGCTCGGCATCCACCATGAAGGCAAAGACAGCAATAAGGGTGCGCGAGGATCGTCAGCTTTCTACGCGAACATGGACGCGGTAATTTCCACGAAGCTGCGCCAAGGCGGGACAGAGTTGCGGGTGCGCAAGCAAAAAGATGCTGACGTGTCCGACGACGTGAGCTATTTTCAAATCAAGGAAATGTCATCTTCGATTGTCTTGGAGCGGTCGGCCGCACTGCCGGCGGAAGTCGTCAACGGTGCCGGCAAGAGCCGCTACGGATGGGCGAGCGCGCAAGAGGTGGTTAAGACGCTTGAAGGTTTGGGCGGACGGGCTACCATGGGCACGCTGGCGCAGGAAATTGCGGGCCGGTTCGGGATCGACGTCGAGCTAGTCCGCAAACAGCTTTTCAAGAATGATGATCTGACATGGCTTCGGCCCGATAAAAACAATTGGGCAATCCCTACGCAGGATTATGACCTATGAAATATGCTTTCTTACGCAGGCAGGTTGTCGAAACCCCGGTTTGGTTTACCGCCGCCACGGAAGCCGAGGCATGGGCAAAGGCGCTTGACGGGGATAGGGCTGATGAGGCGGGAGACCATATGGCCGGCCGGCTTCCAGTATTCCGCCGCACGCCTAAACTCGACGAACCGGAGTTTGACCTGTGAAAATTAAGCATCCTGTCGTGCGGCTGCGCCCGCAATCGGAGCCCGCCCTGTTCAGTGAGCGTAACCGGCGAATGTTCGTGATCCCGCTTTTCTTCGGCTGGCGCATCACGATTAGGAAAGTCGCGTGACGGATTTTTGGCAATCGGAAACCTATCGCATCGTGCAGGCGATGAAGGCCACCGGCAACCAGCCGGGAATCGTCGGGCTATGGAAAGTCACTATCGAGCTTTGGGCCAACGAAGCGCCGCTCGACGCGGACAGAGCCGCCGTGCTCGCATGGCTACCTCATTGGCAGGTGCGCCCGTTTTATACCGCTGCGGAGCTTGCCCCTATATTTCCCCCGCTCGCGATCATGCTAGGCATCTCGACACGGTTGACGCCGATCAAGGGGGCTAACCGCCTGGCGAATGAATTGATTTTTGCAGGCTTGCCGATCCTCGGCACCTATTACACCCACACAACTGTTCCGCAGAGATTTTTCATTGTCGAGCGCTGCCACTATTGGCGCGATCGAACGTTGACACAGGCGGATTTTGAAAAGGAATTTTTCGATGCCTCACACGGTTGATGAAATGTGCCGGGCCGGGTGCGCAACCCGCCGGGCCGTCCGTTTTTGGGAAGATGAGGGCTTGCTAGGTCCGGTCGCGCGATCGGCCGGCGACACGCGGCAATATACGCCCGAGCAGCTTAACCGCGCACGGATCATCGCGGCCGGTCAATTCGGCGGCTTCGACCTGGCGACGATCAAGGCTATGATAGGCGAATATGGGAGAGAGGTTTACGAAGCCCTTTCGATCCGGCTTGACGATCAGGTGCGCGCAGCGATCCGGTTACAGGAAAGCCTCCCTCTTCCGCCGGCTGCGGAGTACGACCTATGAGCGGCAAACCTTTCGATTGCGCCACTTGCGGCAAGGATATGTTATTCGAACTTCCGCAATCCCTCTATCGGTGGAATAGCCCAACAGACGAACGGGTTTTCTGCTCAGGCAACTGCATCACGCAGAGCAAGGCGGCGCCAGACACGAAAACCTATACGCCGGCTGCGGAGTATGACCTGTGAAAATCGAAATCGGAAATCCGACGGAACCGGGCATTTATGCCGCGCGCCAGTGGTATGCCTGGCGCATTCTCGAATGGCACGGCGGCGAATGGTGGCATCCCGGCCGCGCCTCGAAATGGGGCAGCGCGGAAATCGAGGCGTTCACCGGCCCGCTGCCGGTGATTTCCAAGGATTACACAAAGCCGCCGCTCGGCAAGCTGCGCGTCGAAACCCCGGAGTTTGATTTATGAATCTTTTCCCCAACACGGGCGACCCGATCATTGACGGGCGTTACGTCGCTTTCATCCGGTGCGAGGCGTCGCAAGCGAAAGCTTGGGTTGAGCCGGTAATCATGACTTGGCACGATCGGCGGTGGCACTCGACGTTCATTCCGCAGCGCCGCGTCATCGGTTGGCTTGGGCCGTTGCCCGTGCTTAAAGTCGAGGATATCGAGGTCGCTGCACCGCCGGCTTTCGATCTGTGAAAACGTCCGCTAATCAGGGGCACTATATTCTGGAAGTGCCGGCGGCTCGGAAATCCGAAATCGCGGCGCTGATGGCCTATCGCGGCGCAGCCTTCAGCCTGTCCGCCTCGAACCGTGAAAAGGCGGTGCTCTTTTCCGACAACCCCTATGCCTTTTGCGATCTAGGCGACGCGCCTGAGCTTGCCGCGTACAAGCGAGAGATTGAGCTATCGCGGGCACTCGACGGGGTCGGCACGCGGAAACTTCCGCCGGGCAAAGCACTGTGGGATTACCAAAAGGCCACGCTAGATTATCTCCTGGCGCGCGGCGGCGGGATCGACGGGGATCAGCCCGGCTTGGGAAAAACCCCCACGGCGATTGCGTTCTGTAATGAACTAGAGGCGGCGCGCGTGCTCGTGATCGTGCCGGCGTCCGTCCGCATCCAGTGGGGCGAGCGTATCCGGGAATGGTCCACGATCCCGAAATGCAACGTCTCGATAATGCTGAAGGTGAAAGACGGCATCCACCCGACTGCGAATTATCAGGTCATCTCCTACGACTCGGCGCGAAACCCGGCGATCATCCGGGCCATTGCCAAGCATCAATGGGACGTGCTGATTTGCGACGAAGCCCACAAGATGAAAAATATCGAGGCGCTGACGACGCGGGCCGTGCTCGGGAACACGCGCGGGGAATATCAGCACGGCAATGTCAAGATGCCGGCGATAGCCAAATACTGCACGCACCATCTCGCGCTTACCGGCACGTTGCTACTCAACCGCCCGAGCGAATGCTACGTGCTCTTGCGCCATTTCGATTGGCAGGCGATCGACTTCGCCAGCGAAGAGCAATTCAAAAACCGCTACAATAAACAGGCGGACATGCAGACGATCGAGGGGAAGCGCTTCAAGCTGGAAAGTACCAGCCTGGAAAACGAATTGCAGAACCGGCTGCGCGCTAACATCATGGCGCGACACGAAAAGCGCGACGTGCTGCCCTGGATGAAAGTCCCGCGCTACGCCATCGTGAAATGCGAGGAAAATGGCGCGGTCAAGGGCGCTCTCGACGTTGAGGGGATGCTAGGTCTATCGATCGACGAAATCCAGACGACCAAGGATATTGAGGTTTTGGGCCATATCGCGGAGGCCCGCCGGCTGATGGGATTAGCCTTGGCGCCGCAGATTATCGACTATGCGGCGGACTTCCTTGAAGGGTCGGAGGAAAAGCTCGTAATCTTCGGCTGGCACATAGACGTGCTTAGTTTATTCGAGGAAGGGTTGTCCCGGTTTGGTACCGTTCGTTTCGATAGCCGAAAATCGGCAAATGCGAAGCAACAGGCGGTTGACGATTTTATCGCCTTGCCTCATAAGAGGGTATTCATTAGCAATATCCTCTCGGGCGGGACCGGAGTTGATGGCCTACAGAAAGTCTGCTCACACTGCTACCTTGCAGAGCCCGATTGGGTTCCGGCGCAGAATGAGCAAGCGGTCTCCCGTCTCGATAGGATCGGACAAGAGAATTTAGTCAACGCCGAAATTTTCGTAGCCCCCGGCTCCATATCGGAGAAAATTCTAGTCCGGGCGCTTGAAAAAATGAACGCGATACACCGCGTTCTAGACCAGAAGGAAAAGTGAAATGGATATTCGGATTACTCACGTTATCGAGCTTTCGGGGCCGCTCATGTCCCTGCTCATGTCGTCGGTCGCGGGCGCCGCAATTTCCGCTGGCGCATCCGTCAGCCGCGCAGCCTCGGCGAAAAACGTCGAACCTGCCCCAAACGCTGCGCCGGTTGCGGATGCTCCGTCCGGTGGCGACACTGTTGGCGCTGTCTCGGGTGAGGTGGACGCGGCCGGCTGGCCCTGGGACGAGAGCCTGCACGCTTCGACCAAGGGCACGACCAAGGACGGCCTGTGGCGCATGAAGGTCGGCGTTTCCCGTCCGGCGCCGAAGCCGGGTTTTCCCAAGGAAACTGGTGGCACTGGCACGCCGGCCAATGGAACGATGCCCGCTGCTTCCGCCACTGCGTCGAGCGCGCCTGCTACTTCGACGGGTGAAGATGACGACGAATTCGCGGCGTTCCGTGCGGCGGCTGACAAGGCCAACGGCACCGACGCGGCGGCGGCTGCGTCCATCCCGGCCCGCAAGTGGACCGACGCCGATCTTGGCGCGCTCTGCAATCAGGCAGCCGTGAAGCTCGGCGATCCGGCGCCCGTCAAGGCGCTGATCGCGGAATTCGTTCCGGACGGCATCGTGCCGCACTCGCGGAACATCCCGGCCGACGAGCGCGAGAATTTCGCGCAGGCGGTCGAGTTGAAGGCGGGGATCGAATTCGCCGGGTAAAATCCCCCGCTCGGTGAATCCCGCTGGCAGACCGGGGCCGGAAATTGCCCCTCAATTTCCGGTAGTCTGCCACTCTAGCCATGTAAGTAGCCAAAGGAAATCGCCATGAAGCTCTCAGAGCTATCTTTCCGTGAATATATCGCGCTTGAGGCCTTGCCCGCGATTATCGCCGCCACGTCCGCCGGCCAACATCAGCCTGGCGCAGGATACGCGCCGGATGGCGCCAACATTGACGCCCGCATTTGCTTCGACGCTTTCCGCATGGCTGATGCTTTTCTCAAGCGTGCCGGCCGTGAGCACGACAAAATCGCTGAAATCAAGCGCGAGTGCGACAAGCTGGAAGCGCAAAATTCCCTGTTGCTCCACATGAACGAAGATGGGCAATTCGCCGCCCGTGTCGCCCTGTCGGAGATTTGGGAATTTCTCGGCGCCGCCCACCAAACCGAAGCGATGCAGGCGCTCCGCCAGCTAAAGGCGGAATTATCCGTTGCCGAGGAACACCCTCATGATTGAGCTTGAGCACAGCCCGCTAGGCGGGAGCGGCGCGCACCGCTTCATAAATTGCGAAGCTTCGTTCCTACTTCAGCGCGAGCAAATCGAAGACGGGCAATTCGAGGATGTGCCTAGCGAATTCGCCGCGCTCGGGACCGCCGCCCATGAGCTAGGTGCGGAAGCCATCGCCACGGCAATCGAGCCCTATGAATTTCTCGGCGAAGAGTTCAACGGCTATAAGGTCGGGTGGGAGGGCGAAATCAATTTGGATGCTGTCCAGATTTATTTCAATGCGTGCATGAAAATCCTCGCTGCTCGGCAAGAGCCTGGCCGGCTGTTGATCGAAAACACGATCAAGCTTCCCAACGTTCACCCGCTCTATAAAGGTACGGTCGATTTCGGCTGGTGGGGCAAGCTGCAAGGCGTGTTCCTGCGCGACTACAAGAATGGCGAAGGGATCGGCGTTTCGGTCGTCAACAATGAACAGATGCTCTATTATGCGTCGCTGTTGATTATGAGCGAACCCTTCCTGCAAGAGCCGGCGCAGCGCGAAATGCCCGTCAATCTCGGGATCGTCCAGCCGAATTTCTATGGGATTTTCGAAGAGCCGGAAATCTGGATCGTGACGGTCGGGTTCGTGCGTGACTGGCTTCACAACGAATTGCTGCCCCGCATGAACGCGCTCTACGCCCGGCGCGAGCCCGTCACCGATGACGATCATGTGCCTGGCGAGCATTGCCAGTTCTGCCCGGTGCTGCTTTCCTGCATCAAAATGCAACGCGCGTTCCGCACTTATGCCGACGCTTCCGAGGATTTTGTCACCCTGCTTACGAACGAAGAATTGGACGAGCTTTATGAGCAGCGCGAACATGCGCGGCGGTTCATGAAGGTGCTCGAAACGACCGTGCATCACCGGATGATGACCGGCGGGAAAATCACGAGCGCAAAGCTCGTCGAGAAACAGACGGCGCGCGTATGGAAGCCCGGCGGCGTCGCGGCAATTCAGGCGGCGTTCGGTGAAAAGGCTTTTGCCCCGCGCAAAGAGCTTTCGCCGGCCGCGATCGAAAAGCTTTCGAGCCGGGGTAAAGAATTGGCGCTGGAATACGGCTACAAGCCCGATAGCGCCGGCCTGGTCGTCGCCCCGCTTACCGATCGACGCCCGGAAGCCAAGCCCGCCGGAAACGCTGGTGTGTTCGCTGCTCACGCGGCGGCTGCGATAGAGGATTTCTGACGTGGAAAAGGTCCTCGCCTCTTTAGAGGAAAAAATAAAGGCCCAAATCGCTATGGAGTATCATAGTGAAGCTGCGCAGCGCGACCGCTTTGAAAAGCTCACCGTGCCCGAACTATTAAATATGCTTGCATATATGTTCGCGAAATAGTAATTCTAGAACCTCCTGCCGGTGCTGCGCCCCGTACAGGCAAGGGAATTCAACAGGGCAAAAGGAAGTAGCTAAAATGGCCGAAACTCATCGCTATACGCTGACTAAGCCCGCCCGTCTGCTCTACTCGTCTGTGACGGTTAAGAGCGCGCCACGGGACACGCCAAACGCCGTCGCCAAATTCTCAGGAACCTTCGGGATCGAGGATGTGGACATGGCAGCCATCATCGATATCATGGTGCAGGCGATCAAGTCCGAGACGGGCAACTTCACCAGTCCCGCCGATTATTACCTCGCCTGCCAGAGCGGCAAGACTGCCGGCAAGCGGGCAATAATGACGGCGGATTTCAAGGCGCAGGGCAAATCGCCCGACGAAGTTTTCAAGCTCAAGGAAAAGGCGGAAGCCCGCGCAAAGCTCTATGAGCCTTATGCCGGCATCCTGACCGCGTCGTCGCAATTCGACGTGGAGCTTGCGCGCCTGGAAGGTGGGAAGATTATCGATATCCCTGCCGAAGAGCATGCACGTGCGCAGGCCGGGAAGGATTTCTTCTATCCGGGCGCGATCGTCGTTCCGGCCGTCGCCTTCAAGGGCTTCCGCCGCAAGACGCTAGAAGCAAAGGACGGCTGCACCGCCTACCTTCAGAATGTGCTGTTCGTCCGCAAGGGCGAACGCCTGGCGTCGGGCGGGTCGAACAATAACGACGTGTTCGGCGGCTACGCCGGATATTCCGATTTCGACCCCACCGCTAACGCACCGTCGAATTCCGATTTGGTGGACGATGTAGCTTTCTAATCGGTACGCCCCAAAGCCGGGGTATGGTGCGGGAATAGGCGAGTTTAAAGCCGTACCACTTTTTCGCTTGGGAGGCGATCCATGAGAAATCAATACCCTGGCAAGTGCTACCGCTGCGGCTGCAACGTCGAGACAGGCAAGGGCCATTTCGAGCGCTTCGGCAACGGCTGGCGCCTTCAGCACGCCGGCTGCGCGATCACGCACCGCGCCCGGAAGTCGAAGGCCAGCACAGCAATTCCAAATAGTCGGGAGGATTTCTAATGTCTTGGGAACAGCACCGCTATGCCGTCGAGCGTGCGCGGGACCGCATGAAGCGGCACCACGACGCGGCGATACAGGCTAACGAAGGTGTGAGCCTTCAGAGCGAGGCAGCCGGCAGCGACGCCGAAATGCTCGACGAAGTGGCGGATTTCCTGAAATCGCTTGAGGGCAGCAAGGCCCGCGATATTTGGGAAAACCCTGGCGAGGCGTTCGTGGCAGATTGGAATAAGGCGATTTGCGAGCTTTCCAACTTCTGTGCCGCCTGGAATTTGCCGAAACCCGACATGGTTTTTCATCCCCTTTGGCGGGTGCGCATGAGTACAATTGCCGGGCAGCAAATCGGCTCCCCGCTAATTTATGCCGGTGTGCGGGTGCGCTTCGGACAGTTCGAATCCTGCGACGTGCTTCGCCCGTGACGCGCGGGCACTCCTGCCCTATTCCCGGCTGCACAAGGCCGGCGAAAGAGCACCAACTTATGTGTTGGCCTCATTGGCGCAGAGTGCCCCGTGCGCTTAACAAAGCAATTTTCTATACCTACCGCACCAATAGCGCCGACTACCGGGCGAATGTTGCTGCCGCAATTTCCGCTGTCACGGCGAAAGAGTGCAATTGGGAATACGACCTGTGATCCATTTCCTAAATATTCACGATTTTCCCTCGGTCAATCAAATTGCCACGGTGCCTATGCTTTTGTGGTGCCCGGCGACGGGCTGCGGCGAGCGGCATATCGACGCCGGGGAATTCGCCGATAAGCCCCATCACACTCACGCCTGCCAACGTTGCGGGCACGTGTGGCGCCCGGCGCTGCTCAACACGCACGGCGTTCAATTCCTCCCTGGATTTAAAAACTGATGCGTAGCGCCGTCGTCGATTTTGAAACCGCCTCCCGTGCCGATCTGCAAAAGATTGGCGCGTGGAAGTATGCGGCCGACATGACGACGTTTATAACGCATCTTTCGATAAAGCTCATCGTCGATAAGCGCCCGAGCCCTTCGCGCTGCATGATGGAGGCGGCGCTGCACGCTATCGATCCGCAGCTTATGGAATTGGCGAAGGATCCGAATGTAATTTTCATCGCCCATAACGGTGGGTTCGAGCAAGCAATGTGGCACTTCCACATGGTGCCTATGGGCTATCCGCCGCTAGGCCCGGAGCGCTGGCACGACACGATGGCCGTGGCCGCTATGAAGGCCCTCCCGCTCGGCCTGGATGCCTGCGTGTCCGCTCTAGAACTTCCGGTCAAAAAGGACATGGAAGGGCATGTGCTCATGATGAAAATGTGCAAGCCCGACAAGGATGGCGGTTGGTCGCAACACACGCCGGAAAATCTCGCCCGTGAAGCGGAATATTGCAACGGCGATACCGACGCGCAATATGGTGTCTATGTCGCCACGCAGGAGCTAGGGCCGTCCGAGCGCCACACGTGGATACTCGACCAAACGATAAATCAGCGCGGAATGAAAATCGACACGGATTTCGTCGAGGCGTGCATTGACGTGCTGGATCAAGTCCGAATCCCGATGACGGAGCGTTTCCGGGAATTGACCGGCCTCAACCCGACGCAGCGCGAGAAAATCCTAAATTGGGTCGGGGACCAAGGTATTCCCCTGGCGGATATGCGCAAGGCCACGCTCGACGCGATCCTAGACCCCGGTGACGAATTCGATATTAGCGATTTCCAAGAGCCGTTGCCCTACCACATCCATGAAGTGCTGACCCTGCGCCGCTCGCTCGCGTCGTCGTCCGTGGCAAAGCTCGAAAGAATGTTGCTTTGCGCCGGCAGTGACGGGCGCGTGCGCTACACCACACAATACCACGGCGCCCGCACCGGACGCGACGCCGGCCGGCTAATCCAAATTCAGAACTACCCCGTGGGGGAGATCGGCGATCGACAGGGTTTGACCGCCGAAGCGCTTGCCGACGCTATCCTTACTCGCGATTTAAGCACGATTCGGGATGTGTGGGGGCCGGACATTTTCACGGCCGTCATTTCCTCGCTGCGCTCGTGCATCATCGCGGATAGGTCCGTGGACAAGGACAAGGTTCTAGTGACGGCAGATTATGCCGCCGTCGAGTGCCGCAACTTGCTTTCGATGGCCGGGCAGCACGACCGGGTGGATCAAATGCATAGCGGGCAGGACGTTTATTCCGAAGTCGCGAGCATGATTTTCAAGCGGCCGATCAACCGTAAATTGCCCGAGCACTACAAAGAGGGGAAAATAGGCAAGCAAACCATTCTCGGCTCAGGCTACGGGCTCGGGCCGGTTGGCTTCCGGGCGCGCTTTGCGCCGAAAGACAGTATCGAGCTAGCCAAGCTCGCTATCGACACTTACCGCAAAGACGTGGCGCCGCTCGTGCCGAAATTCTGGTACGGGCTCTGGCAAGCGAGCGTTGACGCGGTGTGGTGCGATCACGCGAAAACCTATAATTATGTCGGCATCGAATTCCGCAAGGAAAATGAATTCCTGACGATGCGTCTGCCAAGTGGGCGGAAAATCTGGTATCACCGGCCGCGCAAGTCGAAGAGCCTTAATCCGGTGACTGGCGACGAACATCCGTCATGGACATTCATGTCCTATCAGGGCAAGAAATTCCGCCGTCACGTCGCCTGGCACGGCATGGTAACGGCGGACTGCATCCAAGGCAGCGCGCGGGACCTGTTGAAGGGCTTCGAAAAGCGCGCGGAAAGTGCCGGCCTTTCGACGATTTTCCGGGTTCACGATGAGTTGGTTTTCGAAGAGCGCGACCGGCCGGGCCTATGCGAGATGGTAAAACAAATCGCAGAGGATATCGAGCCTTGGGCGCTTGAGCGGAAATTCAAGGTCAAGGCAGAGGTGAGCAGCATGTTCAGGTATGCGAAATAATGGCCCGGCCAAATAAAATCTACCAGGGCGAGGAAAATCACCGTTATCGCCCGGCGCTCGAACGCTTCGCCATGAAGTGCCGCTTCGACCCGCTCACGGGCTGCGTGCTGTGGACCGGGGGCACGTCAGCCGGCCACGGCAATTCGGCCCGCTACGGCGCGTTCTGGTATGCCGGGGAGCGTTGGGCTGCGCACCGTTGGTCGGCGGTCCATATCAAGGGGCTGGCGCTCGGATCGAACCAGGCGGGCCACTGTTGCCCGGCCGGCCCTAACACGCTCTGTGTGGAGCACGTGACCGGGCAAACGCAGCTTGAGAACCTAGACGAGTTAAACGGCCGGCTGAAAGCCAAGGCACAGCAATCGTCGGCCGACAGACAACATTGGCTATTCGTGGCGATCGGAATCGAGCAGGCGCCGGCCGGGCAGGAAATCCACCCCGACGCCGTTCCGTTCTATGAGCCGCCCGAATGGCTGAAGCCTTTCATGTCCGCAATGGAGAATACTAATGAGCCGTTTTAGCGAAATCTGGTGCAACCTTTTGCACCATTTCTGGTGGCGGGTCGATTGGTATGAAGTCGGCGACCCTCCTATTTTCTTTGTCGGCCGGGGAATGCGCTGCGATAAGTGCGGCAGAAAGTGGGAGCCATGAGCCCTTCTGATGTGACGGTGAAAACTGTAGAGGAAGCTGCGAGCGAAATAGGCGATCAAGCTTTTCGCATTCCCTCCGCTCCCTACCCGGAGCGCAATATCTGGTGGAAAATCGATTATATCGAGGATGGGAAAATCATCCTGAAGCAGGCGGAGCGACAGACATGATCATCGCCGGCATCGATCCGGGTAAAACCGGCGCCCTCGCAATCTCGTTCCCCGATGGCTTCCATGAATTTTATGACGTGCCCCGTGTCGAGGTGAAGGGAAAAGACGTGCCGGCCTGGTCGCAATGGAGTACCGAATGGTCGAACGCGCTGGAATTTGCCGGCGTCGATCTGGTAATGATCGAGCTTGTGACGGCCGGACAAAACGGCGTGAAACAGGGCGTGCAGAGCATGTTCAATTTCGGGGGGACACTGCGCTTCGCCCACGCGATCGCTCTAGGTGTCCGTCCCCGGCCGCGCGTGGAATTCGTGACGCCGGCAGTGTGGAAAGCCAAGCTCGGGCTGCTCAACAGTGGCAAGGGCGCGAGCCGGGAGAAATGCCGGACGATATACCCCGGAACGGCTAGCAGCCTCGTGCGCGTCAAGGATGATGGTCGCGCCGAGGCTGCCTTGATCGGCCACTATGGCCGAAATTTCCTGTAGGTATTAACGCAGTTGCGGCGGCGCGGCGATTGGATCGGTCGCGAGCATTTCCGGGCTGATCGATACCGTGACGGCGTCGGCCGGAATGATCGAATTCGGGCACGCCTTCACCAGCGCAAGCTGAATATTCGCCGTAGCGATCGACGCATTGCGCAGCGTCTCGTCCTTGATCTTGTCGGCGTTGGCGAGTGCGAAATTCGCCCCGGCAACTGTCGAAATCTGGTGCGTGCAGATATAGTCGGTCAACTGGCGATCGGCGCAGCCGGCGAGCATCGTGGCGCCCGCGAGGGCTAGGATTGCAAACTTCATTTCTTGTCTCCGTTGTCGCTAGCGCGCTTGGTAAACCACGCCGCCATTGCTAACCCTACAAGGCCCTGGACGACGATCGCCTGCGCGAGCGTTTTGAACAGGTCATTGTTTGCAAGGGCCGGGTCGTTCCTCAACATTAGAAGAACAACGGCGGTGAGTAAGAACACGCCCGCGCCTGCGACGTGTTCTGTTCGGATTTGGCTAAACTGCTTATCCAGAAATTGCCAAAAATTCATACATCCTCCGGCTTTTGGGGTAAAATCCCATCCTCTATATCTGTAATCTTTCTGTCCGCCATATACAGAGTTGAGTCGGATGCTTGTACTTCGTTCCGGATCGTCCCTTTGGCGCTGTTCAGCCTACGCATGCGCTTCAGGAAAGCAATCGCAGCCCGTTCAGCAATCTTGCGGATGGCCGGCGTCTCGGCAAACAATACCGCCTCAAGGTGATCCAGCGATTGCTGGAAATAGAAGAAGTGCTTTTCCAAATCCCGCAAATTGCGCAGTTCTTCGCGAACCCCCTTCATTTCCGTATAGGCTACGCTCACTTCGCTGCGTGCCGCCTGCAAGAGTTGGAAGGTAAGATTGTCCTGATGGATTTCCAGCCGATCGTCCTTTTCTTCCTTTTTGTCCCGCTTCGCGTCGCGATACTTCCAAGCCGCACCGATCCAGCCGACTAAAGCGGTCACTATTGCAAACGGTGCTGCGCCCCAAATATCCACGTTGCTATCCTCGCTATGCTACTTTGCGGACATAATCCTGAGTTTCCGCCGGGACCGCTGCGAGCCAATTTTCACCGTGGGATTTTAGTGCGGCTTCAATGCGACCCGGCCCGGCATTATAAGCCGCCGTGGCTTTGGCTACGTCACCGTCATAGCGGCGCAGCAATTCGGACAAATAGGCAATGCCGATCAGCTTATTATAGGCGGCATCATTTCGATAGGCATTATCGTCGAAGGGCACGCCGGCAAGCCTGGCAGCTTCCGGCGCCGTGTCGGGCATGACCTGCATAACGCCGATCGCCCCTGCGCTCGACGTGATCGGCGCGCCGCTTTCATCGAATTGACTATCGCCGCTCTCCTGACCGGAAACCCGCGAAATCAGGTCCAGCATTTCCGGGCTTTCATTGTCGTAAATCGACTGAAGCTGCGCCGAATAGGGGCTGTTGCTTTCGTCCACCGGGCCGGCCGCGCTGGCGTCAGGCTCTTCGTCACCGATATCGGCTGCGGCAGACGGAATATTCTCGTCAGCCTGCAAATCATCTTCGACGCTAGGGCCGGTATTTTCCGGTTCCGCAGCGGCACCAACGCCGCCGGCAGTCATGCCTGTGACACCCGACAGGTATTTCAGGAAGGTGGCGCCGTTTTTCTCGTTCCCGACTGCGGAAATCGCACGCCGCACCATGGCGGGATTTTGCGAGAAAATCATGTCCACCATGGTTCGAGCACGAGATTCGGGAATATAGGTCATATCCAGCAATTTGCGGATGGCCCCGGCCTTCGTCGTGATGAAAGACGACGGGTGCAGCCCGGCAAGCGCCGACACGAGTGTTTCCGCGTTGGCCGCTTCCCCACCGCCGGATTGCGCCGTCTGTGATGCGGAAGCCAACGCTTGGGCGCTCGTGTCCTGTGCGCGCGCCGCCGCCATGATTTGATTTGCTTCGTCGGCCCCGACATTCTGCGCAAGCTGCCGGCCGGTGGAATTCCGGCTCATGCCCACGGTCGCCCGCAAAGCCTCTTCCGGCGATCCTTCCAGATTTCCGAGCACGCGATTTCCTTGCCCTAGCGCGCGGCCGGACGTGCCTTCAGCGCTGTCATAGGCGTTGCGGACACGGCGTGCCTCGCGGCGGCTCGTGCCTACCTGTACGTCGTCACGCATCCGGGTAGCCGCGCCTTCCTGCATGCCCTCTGCCATGCGCGATCGAGCGGCATAGGCAGCGTTCATTTCCCTGGCGGCGGCGCCGGCTTCCGGTGCGGCTTCGTCGAGCATATCGTGCAGATGGGCAATCGCCCGTTCCGCCGTGCGCCCTTCGATACCGCCCCGGCCCAAATCGCCTTGCAGCGTGGAAATCATGTTCGAGATTTCGCCCGCCGAAATACCGGCATTTTCTGCACGGCGCGTCAACGTGCTGGCGGCAGAGCGGATGACCGCCGAAACTTCCGGGTCCGTCGAAATCCGCGCGGTGCCATCCGGCGACGGAACGGACGGGTAAAGCTCGTCAAGATTATCCACGACGGGCGTATTTTCGTGTGGCCCCATAATCGCGCGGGCTTCGGCGTCGCGCAGTTCGAGCATGTCCGTGGGCGAGTGCGCCGCATTGCCGGCCAAGGCGGCATCGCCGGCATCAGGCGTACCGCCGCGAGCTTGGGTCAGGTCCCGGCGCATTCCGG